AATTCCTCTTCAAATTGGTTTAGTTCATCGATACGCAAATTAAAACAGTCGGCCTTTACGGTGTAGTTGTTGCGCTTGTCAACTTGGCCCTTGACAAGCCTGTCTGCGCGTTTAAAATATTCTTCTTTGTCTATCCAGCCAAGAACCCAAGCTCGCGTACAAACCTCATTTATGCATTCTACGCGAATGAAAATGTAACGGTTGCAGCGTTGCTTGATATTGTACGCCGCAATCGAACATTCATAATATGGCTTAGGTTCACTTGTGCAACGCTTAGTTTTTACATCGTAAGTAAACTCATCAGTTACTATGTCGTAATCGTATGTGTTCTTGATTTTACCCTTTAGAATCTTATTTGCAATCTCTTCACCAATAAAGCCAGCAAGGTTTCCTTCGCCATGAGTTATTGAATTTCGGATTTCGCCCATTTCTTTCGACTTTTTAGCGGCGCGGTCTCGCATAGCTTTTGTAATTTTTACTTCAATCATTAATCATTCCTTGAACAATTTTATTTTGATTTAATTCTTTAATTTTCATAATTTTTGATAATAAACTCAAACCAAGTACATCGAATTTAACGTGACCAAGCGCTTCTAAATCTGCCATTTCGAGTCCAGCTATTTTTTCTTCTCCGTTCCGCTGATTTACCATCGGGCAAGCTTCTTTTAGTGGTTGTGCAGAAATAACAACGCCCGCAGCATGTTTGCCTTGATTTTTAAATGTTCCTTCTATTGCAATTGCTTGGCGAAAGTATTCTGCGTATTCACCATCTATCTCGCCAGCTTCATTTACATGGCAAAAATCACGCAATTCATTTGGATGATTGATGAGCGCCCACATGATAATTGATCGTTCATCTTCGTCCATTTCTTGAAGCTGATCTGAAATAGCTGCTTCGTCGGGAATGTATTTAGTAATTTCATTCATCTCGCTGAACCCACAAGCCTCATGTACGCGAAGCACTTCTTTAATAGCACTACGCCCCTGAAGTCTTCCGAATGTTAACATTTGACTTACATTGCCATGGCCGTAGCGGTCTTTAATATAAGTTATTATTTCATCACGCTTTTCCGCAGGAACGTCTATATCAATATCAGGTAGAGACACATAGCCTTGAGTTATAGAACATGGTAAACTTATGTCTATGTAGTCAGTTTTATCAACTAACCACATTACATAGCTATTCATAATGTTTAATGAATCTATATTGATATTATTAATGATATATTTATAATATTCTAAAACTCTTGGAGTATTAAGTGTTTCAAGTTCTTCTTCGAAAAATTTATTGCAATTAACTTTTTCTAATTTGGCTTTATTTACATTGAGATTAAATAAATTCATTTCCATTTTCTTTCTAATTTTATGCTTCCATTTAAAAAGTTTTTTATAAATGTTTCATATGAAAATTCTGGAAAATGGCATAAATTGGGGATATTTCTTCCGTCTGAATAAAATCGTTCGAAGAGTAAATCAAATTCGATAGGATCAATTTGTGTAATTCCAAGCAAGTAAGAAATAAGACAACCGGCAGCACTTCCACGACCCGGACCAGAAATCCAGCCTTGATCATTAACATAGCGTATAATGTCCTGAACAATCAAAAAGTAACCAAATAGATTGGCGTTTTTGATGACTTCAAATTCATTTAGAAATCGATCACGATATTCTATTTTCTTTTCTTCGCTATCAACTTTGTCCGTAAGAAGTCTACGCCAACCTTCGCGGCACAATTCTTTCAAATACTCTTCTTCTGACTCGCCGTTTGGAGTAGGAAACTTTGGCAGCATCGGCTTGTTGAGTATATTGTAATCTTCGCACTTGTCAAATATTTCGTCAAACTCTTTTGTGTATCCAGAACTTGCGAGAATCAATTCGGATACTTCAACATTATCGCGAAGATAAAAATCATCTGCTTCAAAGAAAATTTGATTTTCAATACTTTCACCATTTGTAATTTGTTTGTTTACTTTTGGAAAAGTTGTTTTCATGCTAGAGCAAAGAAGTATGCGATGCAAAGCGGCATCTTCTTTGTTTACATAATAAGTATTTGAATATGCGCTATCTTTTTGATACCAATCTTTGCCAGATATGGGCGATTTTGCTTCTGATTCAGAAACACAAATAAGATTACCGCGTTTGCAAACTTCACGAAGAGTCGTATAATCAAGTTCGCTATCGTGGTTGAGCGAAGACACAAGACGTATAAGATCAAGCCAGCCGTTTTTATTTTTTGCAAATAGAGTGAATCCGTCAAACGAACACCCAATAATAGGCTTGACACCAACCTCTTTACAGGCTTGATAAAAAGAAACCGCGCCTGAAATAGACTTATAATCAGCTATTCCACAAGCGCGGTATCGATTTTCTGAACACTTTTTAGCAAGTTCTTCTGGTTTACTAAAACCGCGAAGCAAACTGTAATGAGTAAAATTACAAAGCGGAAACCAATTCATTTCAATCCTTTTCAATATTTAAGAAAGAAGGCTCACGAGTACCTTCATGCCCCTTGCACTGAACCAAAGACGATCAACTCTTTGGTGGGGTAATCATCTTATTATATCAATTAAATCGCAAGTTTGCAACTAGTTTCTTGTTTTTTTATAGATATTGTAAGCTAATTCTACAGCGAGTCTCAAGGTTGAAAGCGAAGCGTTTGTGCCAGTGTAAGCTTTTAAAAGTTCTATAGCAATAGTAAATAGAAGTTCTGGCAATGGTTTTTCAAAAACTTTATTTGCGATTTCTACAGCGTTAATAGACAATTCTTTAAATTGTTCTAAAAACTTGAGAACAGTTTCACATACATCGATCTTGTCACCTTCTGACGCAACACGTTTTAGTTCTGGTTTAAGTTCTTTGTCGATTTTTTCAACAATAGTTAACGCCCATTTAATCAAATCATTGATATCTTCAAGAATATCAATTATTTTCAAATCTTTGTCGCTAACAAACCAGCTAATAAACCAAGTTTTAATTGTCGTCCAAATGTTCATTTTTCAATCCCCATATTTTATACTGTTTAACTCTATCTTCTAAACGCTGCTTCTCCTGAAAAAAGCAGGCTTCACAATGCGTTTTATACGAACCCTTCCAAACAGAAAGGGGCCAAGCATATTCATCAAAAAAGATTCTTATTTTTGCCCAAAACGGATCATTCTGTAATCGCCACGCTTTACTACATAGCATTTCGTCAGCATCATTGTCAGAACGGTCTTTAGTAAAAGAACTAACAATGACGTTAGTGAATTGCGATATAACAATAAGTATATTTACCAAGCTTTGCATGACCAATACCTAGCTTTATAACGTGGGCCGGGGTTATCACAATTATGTCGAGCCCTGAAGCTTTTGCGGCGTTCAGGAATATTCTTTTTAATTTTCATGTTAGGATCGCCAAAGTTTACCTTAACAACGTTATCCTTATCATTTTTAACGTAAACGCTAAATTTCTTTGGGCCGTCTGGGGTGCGGAATGGTTTGCCAAGCTGTACTGTTCGCCCTTGATATTCAGCAGCCTTACCAACAAATACTAATTTCTTACCATCTTTTTCTTTTACGCCTTGATTTTGATAGTAAAAATATTCACCAGTTTGTGGATCTTTATATTTAAATTTGCTTTGCGCTTGTTTCCAAGCTTCTGGATCGGGACGATTAGGATCACCCTTTTTAGCAGGCTTATAGTTCTTACCTTCGCGTTCTCGCTTTTTGCGAATATTTTCCCATAATCCGGGTTTTTCTTTTGCTATATCCCACTCCATTGTTTCTAAATCTTCTTCTTCTTCTTCCTCTATCTCCGTATCATCTTCTTCTTCCATATCATCTTCTTCATCATCTTCTTCTACTGTAACTTTTATACTAGCATATCCATAATTTTCGGCACGAATTTGAGCCATTGTTAAATATTCTTCTGGGTGAGGAATATAAAAGTTATCTTCGGTCAGTTCTTCTTCTGAGCCGTACTGATCAAAGTAAATCTGGAAGTCAACAGCTTCAATATATTGAAGATCTTCTGTTGCTTTTGACATACAAACAGCAACGCGCTGTGATTGTTGCGGAAAATCTTTCTTCATAACTTCGTCGCCCATGCATCGCGACATAAAACCATTTTTATCTTCATCTTTGCGTTTTGATGGAATCGGCATATGTTACTCCTTTAATCCAAGTTGTTCTTTAGTTGCTTTAGGAAAAGCGGCAATAAATTCTGGCCCCTTACGTTTTGCTAAATTATAAAGTTTTTTAATAAATGCTTCATAGGTCATATTACCTTTCATTCTTCCGTAATTACTTATAGCATCGCGTATATCTTGTGGAGATACAATTGGAAAAGATCGTGTTTCTGGAAAAAGAAAATCGCTATCTTTAAGTTCAGAACGTTTTGTTCCTTTATATGTTTTTTGATATGATAAAATTTTATCAACTTCATTTATTAAATCGCTCATTTATATCTCCTAAAAATTTTTAAATTCGGGGAAAAGTTTGTAACGAATATTTTCCCAAACTGCTCCGACTAAAACCATTGAAGCTTCATTGTCAGATGGATAGTGTACTCCTTGTAACATTCTAGCCATACCAGTTACGCTTACTTTATCAAAAAATTCTCCAGAATACTCTGGATATTTAGCGGCTAAAACATAAGCGCCAACTGCGGTTTGAGCCGTATGACCAGAGGGGTATGATGGAGTATTGTGCGTTTTTGTTTCAAGAACATTTATTTTAAGACCAAATGCGCCAGCAAGTTGATATGGGCGCGGTCTATTATAAATATATTTTACATTTAAAACAATGTTATACATTATGCTCCAAACTTGAAAAAGCTCTTTTTTTGGAAACACAATATTTTTTGTTTCTAAAACTTCATAAAATGGAGCATATGGATCTTTATCAATAGTAAGAATTAATCGTACCTGTTCAGAGGTTAATTCTTTTGTTAAATCTGATAAGTACAAAAGCTCTTTTTTTGTAGTCTCGCTATTATTTAAGGGGGGTTCAGCAAGGACATTTTTCCATGCAATTGTAACATCTTTAGAAACTGCAAGCGGCTGTTTCTTAACGTTTGAGAATACAATTTTATTTACGGAGTTTGATACCGCAATATTAGCACTTTCAATATAATTTGACATTAGCCGGGACTTTCATAATAACCAATGGAAAAACCGGGACGAGTACAATCCCGCACAGTTTTCTCCATACCATGTTTTTTAAGATACTCTTCTATATAAATACACATATTCTTATCGCTTCCGGGCCAATTGTTTTTGCAAAAATGGCATAGTTTGCTGCATTTCCAATTGGATCTTGATGGATCTATTGGTTTTGGCGCGTTATTTAGCTTGATTTGCTCGAATCTTGACTTGAGCATCTTTAGAAACTTTTCTTGGTCACTCTTATCAAAACACAGGCTAAATGGGCCTCCATCTTTGATAAAATAAATGGTCATGATTGCTTGCTTATACTCTGGATATAGCTTAGAAATTGCATAGTAATATAGCAAAAGTTGGGCATCTTTTGACAATTTTAATGCATCTTTTTCTTCGCCAGTTGCCCAGTCCAAACGGCGACCAGTTTTCCAGTCTACAACCTCGATTGTATCATCAGAAACTTTGGTTACAAGATCTATTGTACCCTTAATTGCCAAACGACCTTCGACCATTTTACCGTTTATTTCGTAGGTTAACTTAGCCCAATCTTCATCGATAGCTATATCAAAATGTGGCTCTGGCTCGATAATATCGCGAACTCGCGGGTCAAACTGCCCGTTATTAAATTTCAGCGTATTCCAAACCAATTTATGGCATTCTTTTAGATCAGATTTTGTCCACTCATGCTTTGACTTTGAAGTATAGCTTGCAAAGCTTTTTTCAAGAATATCGTCAACAATTTCATCAGTCAATAGATACTTTTTATCAATGCGGTATTTATTGATAGCATCATCGTCAACTTCTATATATTTTTGTCGCGCCGTGCTTTCTTGCGCTGATTTTTTGAGTCCAGCAAGAACTTCCAAAGTCTTATGAACTATCGTTCCTAATTCAGCGCGTTTGCCGGAATCTTGTTGAAATCCTAAAACATAAGAAAGAAAATATTGCATTTGACAATAATCATAATTATTATAGCTACTAGAACGTATGTATGTTACAATCATTAAAGTACCCTATAAACTTTCTTGATTTCTTCAATCAAATTTTCAACTGTAGAATCGCCACTATTATCGATAACGTAATCGAAATTGGTATAATCATTTAATGCCGTTTCACTTGGATGAGAATCTTTTGAAACTGATCTGGTTAATTTAATTAACTTACCGCCAGCTTTCTTTATAGCATCAGCTTCGTCTGGAAAGCGAACATCTGATATAACTGAACGCAAAGATCCTTCTTGCTTGATTTTATTAATTGTTGCATTAACCCAAACTGGCGCGTACATTTTGCGCATTACGTTAGTGCCAAAAAATTGAAGCAATTCGCGGGCGGTCATTGGGCCTGCGTCATGATATTCGACATCAAAAGTTTTACACCCAATGTCTACAGCACCTATAGACAACATATATGGATTGGTGGTTACTCCCAGCATATTCTCCCACAAAAGGTGCGGAACGATTGTATTCTTTTCAGCATCAGTCCCCCAGCATTGCTCTTTGGTTAATCCAAATAAACTATGGCAGATTACTTTTAATGGATCAGCAAAGCTGTAATTCTTTATATATGGATACATATTATGTTCGGCCCAACCAACAAAATCTTCATC